GTGCAGCTATGCGTGGAACTAAGTTTTCAGGAGTTTACTAATGCCGCCAAAACAAAGAAGAAGCAGAGAACAACGAGCGAGAGATGTAAACTTTTTTGCTGGCCCTCCTAGTCCTGCCCCACAAGAACGCCAGCGCGATATTCAGAATATAGAAAGAGAAAAAGAGTTTCAGCAGTTCCTGAAAGACACAGGCAGAAACGAGCGCAATCCGTATGGAAATGAAGGCAGTGGTATATTTGGTGCTTTGTCTAGAAAGTTTCCCGGTCTTGTTACCTATGACAATATTTTGTCACCACAACAAATTGCTTTACAAAACAGATTGGCCTTTGACAGATATAAAAACCCTTTTGCTGAAAGAAACATATTAGGACAACAAACCGGCGCTGACATCGGAGCTGGTATACCTCGCATGGGTGTGCAACCTGGGATGCGAGTTCAAACTCCAGATGGCAGAGTGGTCACCGCACAAGCAAAACCCTTGTCTGGGATAACCGCCGCTGCCGCCGCTGTTCCATATCTTGGCGGTGTTATTAACTTCTTGGCTCCTAAACAAGCAGAGATCCCAGGCTTTGAGGCAGACAATCCGATGGATACCGGAGCGAATCTTGGTGAGGATAGGCAGAGTGTCCTTGAGACTGCGATCAATAAGTTGCGTGATACTTTTTCACAGCCCTCTTCTGAGGTTATACCGGCACAAGAAGTATCTCCAATACAAAATGTAGAGCCTGTTGGTCTCACAGTGTCTGAAGCTGTTTTAGGTGGGTCTCCTCCAGTAAACACGGGAGTGTCTGAAGCTATTTTAGGTGGGTCTCTATCGCAAGACGCTATTAAGCGGCAAATGCAGGCTAGAATAAATGAGAATAGGTAGTGGACGTTTACAACTTCATAACGCAATACCAAAAGAACTTGCAAAGAAGAATAGAGGACATTAGTGTCGCTTTATCCAGTGGTAGTGCTTCTGATTGGGAGGACTACAAAGCAAGAGTCGGTGAAATACAGGGTGTCACCTATGCTCTTGATGAACTAAAGGCCCTGCTTAAAAAGGCAAACTATGTCGAAGACACTGATAGTACCTGACTACGTTCTGGCGCAACGCCAAGCGAAAGAAAAAGCCGAAAAAGAGGCTAAACAAAAAACCTTAAAAGAAAGAGTGCCGCAGCCCACAGGATGGAGAGTCCTTGTCATGCCCTATATGGGGCGGGACAAAACGGAAGGCGGCGTCTATGTCCCAGATAAAGCTAGAGATCGTGAGAGCAAGGCGACAGTTGTTGCCTATGTCTTAAAGCTTGGGCCACTTGCTTACAAAGACTTGGATAAGTTTGGTGAGCATGGGCCTTGGTGCAAGGAAGGCGATTGGGTTTGCATTGGAAGATATGCTGGCTCTCGTTTCCAGATCGAAGGTGGAGAAGTTCGCATAATCAATGATGATGAGGTGATTGCCACTATCGTTGATCCTGATGACATAAAGACCTATGGAGCCTGACATGCAGAACGAGCTTGCAGAAAAAGAAGAAGATCAGGGGCAAGAAGTAGAGGTTGTCACTGAGGAAGAGAAGCAGGAAGAAAATGTTTCACGTGAAACATCTGCGGAAGATGGAGAACAAAAAGAAGAGGCTTCCGCAAGTGATGACGGTGAGTTAGAGGATTATTCTAAGTCTGTTCAAAAGCGTATCAACAAGATAACCAAGCAGTATAGAGAAGAAGAGGCCGCTAGAAAATCAGCGGTTGACTATGCAGAGGCTATCAAGAAACAGAACGATGAACTGAGGGCCAGACTAGAAAAGCTTGATCAGTCCTATGTTGGTGAGTTCGGAAGTCGCATCGAGTCCGAAGTATCCACGGCAAAGGAAGAGTACCGCAAGGCATACGAGGATGGTGATCCTGATGCCATGTTTGAGGCTCAACAGAAGATCAGCCGTCTAGCTCTGGAACAAGCCAACTATAATCAGGCAAAACAGCGTCAGGCAGAGCAAGCAGAGCAAGCCGCTGCTGAACCTCAACAGGCAGCAGTGCAACAAGCACCTGCACAACAACAGGCTCCAGACCCCAAAGCTGAAGCTTGGGCAGAGAAAAACGAGTGGTTTGGCACAGATCAGACTATGACTTACGCTGCTTTTGGTATTCACAAACAACTAATTGAAGATGAGGGGTTTGACCCAACATCTGATGAGTACTATAGTGAGTTGGATAGGAGAGTTCGTACTGAGTTCCCTCAGAAGTTTAAGGGAGCGAAAAAGGACTCTGGACCCAGAGTCGCCTCTGCTGAGTCCACGGCTTCAAAGTCGTCATCAAAGGGGCGCAGAACGGTCAAGTTGACACCTTCGCAAATCGCTATTGCGAAACGTCTGAATGTTCCGCTTGAAGAATATGCGAAATATGTTAAGGAGTAAGACATGACTGGATCTACTAGAACGCCACGCGAAGCGAAATCTCGCGCAAAGACCCAAAGGCGCAAGCCTTGGGCACCTCCATCTAAGTTGGAGGCACCGGAAGCACCGGCGGGATACAAACATCGTTGGATTCGCACAGCAATACGCGGTGAGGATGACAAGATGAATGTGAACGCTAAGTTCCGAGAAGGATGGGAGCCTGTACGGGCTGACGAGTATCCTGAGTTGGCGGGTCAATTCCCAACGATAGATGATGGTCAGCATGCAGGTGTAATCGGAGTGGGCGGTCTTATGCTTGCTCGGATCCCAGAGGAGACGGTCCAAGAGAGAACTGAATACTATCGGGAGCAGACCCGCAATCAAATGGACGCCGTTGACCAAAACCTGATGAGGGAACAACACCCCTCAATGCCTATCCACATGGATAGGTCAAGTCGTGTGTCATTTGGTGGTAAGGACAAAGAATAGCCTTACCCCGCATTTTGATAGGAGTAAGCAATGGCAAACACTAATGTTGCCTTCGGCTTAAAGCCGATTAATATGCCTGGTGGCTCTCCAGCTACCCAGGGTACTAATGCATACTTTATCGACAGCGGCGCAAGCGCGATCTTTCAGGGTTCAATGGTGAAAGCAGATAACGGTGGAGAAATCGTAATCTGCTCTGCAACCGGAGACACTCAAGCTCCCGTAGGCGTATTTGCTGGCTGTGAGTATGTATCTTCAACAACTGGTAAAAGAGTGTTCTCAAATACTTGGCCTGGATCAGGGGCAGACACAAACTTCGATATCATCGGATTTGTGCATGATAACCCGCTTCAGCGCTATATTATTTGCACAGACGCCACGTTTACCAATCGAGCAACCGCAATCGCGGCTATCTTTGAGAACTCTCAGTTCGACAGTGGCGCAAGCGGTAGCACAACCACTGGTATTTCCAGCGCAAAGCTAGATGTTGCGACTCTGGATTCATCAAACGCCTCTCTTCCTTTGAAGATTGTGGGCATTCATGATGATCCTGAGAACGAAGACTTCACCGCCGCTGGTATCCCAATGATTGTGATGCTTAACAACCATGCACTGCTTCAGTCTGATTCTGAAGCGGCAATCAGTTAGGGAGGGTAGATTATGGCTATTTCTCGCGGACAACTCGCCAAAGAACTAGAGCCTGGTCTCAACGCTCTCTTTGGTATGGAATACACCCGTTACGAGGGTCAGCATGCTGAAATCTTCGATACCGAGACATCTGATCGGGCATTCGAGGAGGAGGTCATGTTATCTGGCTTTGGAGCTGCACCTGTTAAGCAGGAAGGTTCTGGTGTCAGCTTCGATGACGCAAATGAGGCTTTCACTGCAAGGTACAACCATGAGACAGTTGCAATGGCATTTTCAATCACAGAAGAAGCGATTGAAGATAACCTGTATGACCGCCTTGGCGCGCGTTATACACGTGCTCTTGCCCGTTCAATGGCTCACACCAAGCAGGTTAAAGCTGCCGCCATTCTGAACAATGCATTCTCTGCTGGCGCAAATGCTGGTGGTGACGGTGTTGCTCTTTGTGACGCATCTCACCCTCTGACATCTGGTGGTACGTTTAACAACGAGCCTTCAACAGCCGCTGACTTGAATGAGACATCTCTTGAAGATGCTCTGATCAGCATTGCTGGCTTCGTTGATGAGCGTGGTCTCATCGTCGCTCTTCGCGGCATGAAGCTGATTGTTCCTCGTCAACTGCAATTCGTTGCAGAGCGTCTGCTTGTATCTAACCTCCGTGTTGGTACAGCCGACAATGATGTGAACGCCATCAAGTCTATGGGAATGCTTCCTGACGGTTATGTGGTCAATGACTTCCTGACCGACACAGATGCATTTTTCATCAAGACTGATGCGCCAAATGGCTTCAAGCATTTTGAGCGTCTAGCCATGTCAACCAACATGGACCCAGATTTCGATACTGGTAACATGCGGTTCAAGGCTCGTGAGCGTTACAGCTTTGGATTCTCAGATCCACGTTGCGTTTTCGGTTCACCGGGCGCATAATAGAAAACTTGTCGGGAGGAACTCTATGAGTTTCTTTTAAGAGAGGGCGGCTTCACAGTCGCCCTTTTTTGTTATATAGTTTTCTCATCCCTGACAGACTCATTGTGAGTCTGACACTAGCCAAGACAGGAGATCTACATGGCTAATACTACCTTTTCGGGACCAGTCCGTTCAAAGGGCGGGTTCAACGTAATCAATGAAAGCAGCACTACAGGCGCGATTACAGAAACAGGCTTTTCTGTAAACTCTACTGGTCAGCTAATTTCTCTTGGAACTCGTAAGATCCAGACATTTGCAGTTAGTTTGGCTGATACAAATGCGGCAGATACTACTTATGCAGACAATGATGTTCTTGTGGAGATCGGTGAACTGAACACAGATCACCCTGATGCTTTGGTGACAGCAAGCAAGTTTTTCATTCACAAAGTGGTTCTTGGGATCACAACTGCTGCTGCAAGTGATGCTAACTCTTTGGCTAATCTACAGTTGAGTGCAACATCTGGCACAGCCACCAACACGGCTATTTCTTCAGGCACAGAGATTGTTGGTGCGGGAGTTACTTCATTCAACCCACGCATTTCTGCAACGGACTCAGTCACCGAGGTTGACATTGATCTTGATGCTACCGCCGGAACATTCCATTTGTTTGAGCCAAATATCAGTGCAGCGATTGCAAGCAAGCATTTGTACATGGGTGCTGGTTCTACTTGTGACACAGCCTTGACAGCTTTCCGTGCTACCCTCGAAATAGAATACTCCGTATACTAAGAGGAGATTAACATGGCAGATGCTGTGACATCACAAACGCTTGTTGATAATCCAAAAACAGCGGTCTTAAAGTTTACCAACATATCGGATGGTACTGGAGAGAGCGCAGTCAAGAAGGTGGATGTATCTGCGTTAGCGGCAAACATAGACGGAAGCACCTGCACAAGAGCCACTATTGAAAAGATTTGGTGGCAGTGTAATGGCATGAAAGTCAAGATACTGTTTGACGCCTCGACGGATGATTTTTGTATTGAGTTAGGTGAGAATCAGAGTGGTCATCACGATTACACCAGTTTTGGTGGGTTAACGAACCCAGCCAGTTCTGGTGTTACAGGCGACATTATGTTTACGACGGTGGGTCATTCCTCCGCCGATAGCTACACTGTGATTATGCAAGTTCAAAAGAGCTACTAATTATGGCTCGTAAACGCGCAAAGATGCCACCGCGCAATAAAAAGAATTTCCGTCCCACTAAAGCTGGGGCGGGAATGACCGAGGCTGGCGTAAAAGCTTATCGTAGAGCCAATCCAGGATCTAAATTAAAAACGGCAGTCACTGGTAAAGTTAAGCCTGGTAGTAAGGCGGCTAAAAGGCGTAAGTCTTTTTGCGCTCGTTCTGCTGGACAAATGAAAAAGTTTCCCAAGGCGGCGAAGAATCCGAATAGCAGACTCCGTCAAGCTCGTAGAAGGTGGAAGTGCTGATGACTCCTGAAGAAGTATTGAAGCAGCTTGAGAAACATGAAGCTTCTTGTGACAAAAGATATGCTGACATACAGGATCAACTAAAGCGATTAGACACTAGACTGTGGGGGATCGCTTTTTTGATAGTGGCAGCGGCTGGACTGGAGCACATATTCTAATGGGCATTAGTCGATCCAACATGAGAAAGCAGATATCTAACCCACCTCAAAAGCGTAAACGCAGAGATCCCAAGGTTGGAACAGGAAAGAAACCAAAGGGGTCAGGACGCAGGCTTTATACAGATGAGAACCCTAAAGATACCGTTAGCATAAAGTTTGCCACTCCAGCAGATGCAAGAGCGACAGTTGCTAAAGTTAAGAAAGTTAGAAAACCTTTTGCAAGAAAGATCCAAATCCTGACTGTGGGTGAGCAAAGAGCGAAGGTCATGGGTAAAACAGAAGTGGCAAGAATTTTCCGCCAAGGTAAAGAAAGCATAAGGAGGGGTAGAAAGGATGCCTAAAGATGCATGCTATCACAAAGTTAAGGCGCGATATCGCGTTTTCCCGTCGGCGTATGCAAGTGGCGCCATCGCGAAATGCAGAAAAGTTGGAGCCGCCAACTATGGAACTGGCGGAAAGAAAAAGAAAACAAAGAAAAAAGCGCACGGAGGAGTCCACGTACAAAGACCAAAGCGCGCATTTAATGGAAAAGCAGTGAGGGGAACTGCTGTTGCGAGAGGGTGTGGAGCAATCCTGCCTGAAAGAAGAAAACGAACAAAGGGTGAAGTCACACAATCTTGATACATGTGTTTTTGCTTATGGTTTATTTAGGAACTGAAGAAGATAGAAAGTTAGTTAGTGGGGATATGTACTTTAGATCCATCAAAGAATGTAACTTCTATGCTTCTGAGGTTTCAAAAAGATACGGTAACTACGGGTTCTCTCAATATATGGACTCGAAGGACCGTGTCACGGCTTATTGTGTGCCCAGATATGTTGAAGAAGGAAGCGTAGAGATTTACTGATGGATCCGGTCACTGTCATGGCTACAGCCACTGCTGCTTTCAATGCCGTAAAGAAAGGCATGCAGATAGGTCGTGACATAGAAAGCATGGCATCTGATCTTGGCAGATGGATGGGCGCACTCAGCGACCTAGACATGTTAGAAAAAGAGGCCAAGAACCCACCGATATTCAAGAAGCTGTTTGCTGGCAAGTCCGTTGAGCAAGAGGCGATGGAGACATTTGCGGCAAAGCGCAATGCTGAACAGCAAAGAACTGATCTAAAAAATTTCATAGGTATGATGTACGGCAAGTCCAAGTGGGATGAGCTTATTGCTATGGAAGGCAAGATTAGAAAACAACGTCAAGAAACTTTGTATATTCAGAGGCAACGCAGACGTAAGTTTGTAGAGATCGTTGCTTGGATAATCATGGGTGTTCTTGGTGTATGTCTGTTGCTTGGTTTTACTGTTTTCTTAAAGGGCACAATTGCAAAAGCTCTAGCAAGTCCTGAGTATGTTATGTGCAGGCTAAAAGGCTGTGACATAATAGACGATCAGCGTGTTTGCATATATCATGGACCCAACAATACTGTTGACAGTGTTTGGTTGGACCCCATCGAGTATTTTCCAAAGGAAATACAGTGCAAGTATGAACCTAACGAAAAGAAGCCACCTACTGTCCGTGAGACTTTAGATGCGATTAGGAAGTCAAGGGAATAGACAATGGCTGTACGCAAGACGAAAGAGGGCCTCGCTCTTAAAAGATGGTTTAAGGAAAAGTGGACGGACCAGCGCACGGGCAAACCGTGTGGCCGTCGCAAGGGTGAAAAACGGGGTACTCCATATTGTCGCCCCTCTAAAAGAATTTCCAGTAAAACACCTAAAACTGGTAGCGAAATGACAGCGGCAGAAAAGCGTAGTAGGATCGCTCAGAAGAAACGTCTTGGGCAACCGGCTGGCAAGCCTCGGCGTGTGAAACCTTTGAAAAGGAGAAAAAAACGTGGATAAACAATTGAAAGATGTGCCATCTGGTAAAAAAGGAAAGGGATTAAGTATGCTACCCACCTCTGTTAGAAACAACATGGGGTTTAAAAAAAGAGGTGGTGTAATTAAAGCTAGTACAGGAAAGTTTGTATGTCCCCGAAAAGAAATGGCAGGTGCCCTGAAAATGCCCAAGAGGAACAGAAATGGACGATCAAAAGCCTAATTCAAGATTGGGTTGATACGGATCTAAGCGTAGTTGATCCTGGTGCTGGTTTTGCCCCCTGCCCCTATGCAAAGAAGGCTTTGAGGGATGACAGACTAAAGCTTGTTAAATGTGAGGGTGATCTT